TCAATATTGAAACGCATACCGCAACACGAGCCTTGGGGACATCATGAAAATTTAAATCCAACAAATGTTTCTAAAACTTACACAGACAGATCATCAGATTTCATATTTGAGGAGACCGGAACAACCAGTATACCACCTTCAACTGCCACAACTACTAGAGATCCTTTTTACATGAGTGTATATGCAGATCCAGAAGGCAGAGTGGTGGGTGATTTTTAAAGGTTAAATATTATTATGGCATCAGAAGAAAAAAAATTATATAAAGAAATAACTGTTCAATCCAATCAAAAACCAAAGGTTCGACCTACTCAAAGAGCCTATCGTGGGTTGAGTACAGTAAATCCTGATAATACAAATTTTAAACTGTTTGATATTGCATTGATTAAGCAGGACATTATTAATTTATTCCATATACGCAAGGGAGAGAAATTGGAAGATCCTAATTTTGGCACAATTATATGGGATATGGTGTATGAGCCATTGACAAACGATAACCGTGATTTTATAAGTGAAAATGTTACTGAAATTATCAACTATGACCCCAGAGTTCAAGTAGATGGTGTTGCAGTAAGTCAATATGAAAGTGGTATACAAATTGAATGTCAATTGACATATTTGACCTATAATGTGTCAGAAAATATGAGATTGCGTTTTGACGAGGATGCTGGGTTACTGAATTAAATAGGTACTTAATAGGAGCCAATAAATACAAATAAAAAATTATGTCCACAACACAAAGACAAAATAGATTATTACTTGCAGAGGATTGGAAACGCATATATCAAAGTTTCCGTAATGCTGAATTCCAAAGTTATGACTTTGACAATTTAAGAAGAGTAATGATAGCATATCTTCGTGAAAATTATCCTGAAGATTTTAATGATTACATTGAAAGTTCTGAGTATCTAGCACTTATTGATTTAATAGCATTTCTTGGACAAAACTTATCGTATAGAATAGATTTAAATGCAAGAGAAAATTTCCTAGAACTTGCAGATAGAAGAGAATCAGTATTAAGACTTGCACGTCTGCTCAGTTACAATGCAACAAGAAATCAGTGTGCTAATGGATTATTAAAAATAGTAGCAATATCAACTACTGAAAATGTTATCGACAGTAATAATTTAGATTTAGGAAATGCTGAAATCAGTTGGGCAGATACATCTAATGCAGATTGGTATGAACAATTTATAAAAGTAATGAATGCGGCATTTGGACAAAACTCCAAATTCGGCAAGCCAGTTGCTTCAGATACTGTAAACGGAATCTTAACAAAACAATACAACGTTGAATCACTTGGTTCTGATCTTCCTGTTTTTGCATTTAGCAAAAATGTTAATGGAAGAAATTTTGATTTTGAAATTACAAGTGCAGAAGTGCTTGATGGTTCAATAAATGAACATGCACCATTGCCAGGAAGAAAATTTGGATTGATTCACAGAGATGATGGTCAAGGTGCGTCTAGTGCCAACACAGGATTTTTTGTTCATTTCCGACAAGGATTTTTAGATCAAGGAGAATTTAATATTAATTTACCAACACCTAATCAGTCTGTAAACATTGATGCTAGTAATATAAACAACACTGATGTTTGGTTATACCAATTAGACGATACAGGCGGTGAATTAAAGTTGTGGACAAAACTCGATGCAATGGTTGGAAATAACATAATTTACAATTCTTTGAATAAAAACAACAGATCAACTTATAGTGTTACAACTAAAACAGATGACAGAATAAGTTTGCAATTTTCTGATGGTGTATTTGGCGACTTGCCACAAGGTGCTTTTAGAGTTTACTATAGAACTTCGGACAATTTATCCTTTGCTATACCACCAAGTGAAATGCAAAATATTCAGATAGATATTCCATACGTATCTGCAACAGGCAAGTCAGAAACATTAAGTTTTGTTTGCAGTTTGCAATACACAGTTGATAACAGCACAACAACTGAAACAAATGCAAATATAAAAGTAAATGCTCCTACTTCTTTCTACACACAAAACAGAATGATTACAGGAGAAGATTACAATGTTGCACCATTAGGAAAAAATAGAGAAATTGTAAAAGTTAAAAGTGTTAATAGAGTAAGTGCAGGAATATCCAAATATTTTGATTTTGTAGATGCGACTGGCACTAGCAGTGATGTTAATGTGTATGGCAACGACGGTGTTGTATACAGAGAAATGATTAATGACTTAAACACATTTAATTTTGGAACAAGAACAGATATTGAAGGAGTAATTATTAATAAGATAGAACCAGTATTAAGTGAAAACAGATTATTCAATTACTTTATTAATAATTTTCCAGACTTACTATTAGATGATTTGAATGCAAGTTTTGTGCAATCTACAAAAGGAAACAATTTAAGCACAGGTCTTTTGCAAGATCCAGATGGATTAAAATATTCCGCTGGCTCAACAACCACAAGTCAATTAAAATTTGTAGAAACAGGAGCATTGTGCAAATTTGAAGCACCAACTGGGTTCCATTTTATGGCTGATGGAACATTGATGTCAGGCACAGCAGATCATCCAGGTAGCAGTGACTACATTTGGACAACTGTTGTAAGTGTAGTTGGCGATGGAAAAACTTTACAAACAGATGGTACTGGACCTATTGCGTTCAGTGATGTAATACCAACCGGAGCGATCCTTAAAAAAATTAAATCCAAATTTACAAAATTTTTAAGTCCAGGCTTAAAAAATGATATCATAGAGCAAATTTTTGCTTACAACACATTTGGTTTAAGATTTGATCAAGACACTAGAACATGGAAACTTATAAAGGAAACAAACCTAAACATTTATGATGACTTTAACATTGGTAAAAGTGGAGATGACAGTAATCAAAGACTAGACTCTAGTTGGTTATTGTTGTTTACAAACAACGGTGAAACTTACACAATGGAAAATAGAGGTATGAGATATGTGTTTGAATCTGACAAAGAAATAAGATTTTTTTATGACTCAAGCAATCAAAATTACAATCCTACAACAGGAAAAACTAAAAAAGACAGTATCACTGTATTGAGCATCAATACTAAACCTAACACAAACATTCCTATGACTACTGACGTTTCGTTTTCAGGAGCAAAAGAGTTTAGAGAATCAAGTGGCTATGTAAACAGTAAAAAATTAGAAGTATCTCTTTTTGATAGCGACCAGGATGGATTTATAGATAATCCTGAAAGTTTTGAACTGGTTGTTGACACAACAAAATTTGTTTTCCAAAAAATTATTGAATTCAATGATGGCAGTAACGAAATTAACTATGTAGATGCTTCAAGTGAAAAAATAGTTACAGTACAAAGTACAAACAGTATAGCACCTTACAGCACTTATGAAGATGGCACAATACTGTATATTGTGGACACAGATTCTTTTAAAAACATCGACAAAGTCAATAACGTTTTAATTAATAATACATCTTATGTTGCTAAAACAGGTAGAGGTGGATTAAAGTTCCATTATGTGCATTCAGCAGATAGCAATTCGAGAATAGATCCAAGTACAAGCAACATTATTGATTTATATTTGTTGACAAGAACTTATGACAGATCATTTAGATTGTGGTTGTCTGGTGCAAACTTAACACCTCCTAAAACTCCAAGTGCAGATAGTTTGTACAAAAATTATGGTGGAGAATTAGATAAAATTAAAAGTATATCTGATGAACTAATTTATCATCCTGTATCTTACAAAGTGTTATTTGGTCCAAAAGCAGATACGTCACTCCAAGCAACTTTTAAAATTGTTAAAAACACAGAACAAGTAACAAATGATAGTGAATTAAAAGTTCAAGTGATTCAGGCAATTAACCAATTCTTTGCTTTAGAAAATTGGGAATTTGGAGACACATTTTATTTTTCAGAATTAAGTGCATATGTGATGAACTTTTTGGCGCCTGATCTTGCAACTTTTGTAATTGTGCCTAACACAGCAAGTCAAGGCTTTGGAAGTTTGTTTGAAATCAAATCTGAAAGCAATGAAATTTTCATAAGTGGAGCAACTGTAGATAACGTTGAAGTAATAGATGCCATTACTGCAAGTAAATTAAGAGC